CTCTAAGGATGTCTAACAATGTAGCGTCGCTGTAACCATCATTATAAGCACGTACTTCATGAAGGTAGATAAAACCATTACGTTGGCTAAGGAAACAAGCTGCTGTTTCATCAGTACCTCTACCTGATGGGTCTACTGAGCAGATAGTTTCAGTGTATGGTAACCAATCACCTTGCATAATCTGTGGTGAGTAGAAGTAGTCGCCAGGTAGACCAACTGTTGGGAGGTCTTTAATAACGTTAGATGGATCTGAACACCAGACAACAGCATCAGGACATTCCTTAGGGTTAACTGCTGTGACAATCAGGTCTGCCATCTTAAGTGGGAACTTCTCAGCGTCACTAAGACTTGTGTCTAGCATGAACTGTAGCATGAAGTTGCTACGACCCATTGATGCTTCACGTTCTACTAGATCATCATTAGAGAAACGATCAGGGTCTGTTACATCCCATGGTTCAATACCTGATTCTATGTCTTCTTGTATTTGAGGAGCTAGAAGACCTTCATAGTTAGATAGTTTACGAGGGTAACGTGCTGGCCAAACAAAGGGTTTATAGTTACGTTCTGCTAGCTTTCGGTAGATGGTGAAGGTAGTTTGGGGTGTCCCTAGGTACATAATGCGGGAGTCCTTCTTTGGTGTCAGGATGGATTCCGCTTCTGTACAGAGTTGAAGGAGTTTCTCTCGCATCATCTCTGTGAGGCTATTACCTGGAACCTCAACGTCATCAAGCACCAAAAGATCAGCGCGGCTACCAGTCAACTGGCCAGTCACACCAACGGATTTAACAGAAGGTGCTTGGTGAGGAGCACAGTTAATGTCAAAACTAATACGAGACCAACGTGCAGTATCTGTTTTAGGCTGCATATGACGCAACCATGGTGTCTCCACGATAAGTTTTTGACAAAAGATACTAAAGTTATCGGCGCGTTCTTTACTAGCACTGATAACCATAATCTTTTTGTCGTTGTCTTTAAACAATGTCCAAAGAACAAACGCTGCTGTAATCCACGACTTTCCGACCCCACGAAATGCTTGCACCATCAGTCGTTTTGGTCCATACTGAAGGTAATCAGCAATGGCATACTGTGCTCGTGTTGGTGATGGTAGATCTAGCTGAGCCCAGATAGCTTGAAGAAAGTACTTAAAATCTTGCTGCAATAAAGTCAGCGAGTTTTGTTGCGATTGTGAAAAGTTCTTCTGGCGTGGCATTAGATTTAATAGTGTTGGCTTTATAAGAAATGACCCAAACGTTACCTTTAATGTAGCCTTTGGATGAATCAATTCGGTCTAGTGTTGGGGAATTAGGACATACACCCCCTTGACCAGCAAATAATGGAATCCCTAATAGCGGGCATTTATCAGGAATTTGAATATCTTCAATTGTAATAGTATGCTCGAACCCTTTCCTTTTGGCTCGGCTTTTACTACGATCTAACATGTAAGCTTCAGGTGTATTACCTCTACCGTGTGTAATTAAATTAGCACCACGTAAACATCCACACGATTTTTGCCCAGATTTAACAGCATCATCTCGTATCTCTTTAATTATTCCACACGAGCATTGATATAAAGAATATCGTGGCCTAGAAGACTCTCTGAGCCGTGTTAATTTAGTCATAGGTTCTTCATATTTAAAAGTAAGTTAAAGCCCGCTGCAGACGATTCTGAGCGGGCTGGTGAGTAATTAATTAAAGTACGGAATCCTACCTAACCTAACTTGACCACCAATAAACTTTAATTCATTAGTAATCGAAGCACCAACAGGATTAAGAAGACGTTCAATCTGTTGGATATTCTTAACTACAGTAGGTGTAGCTTCCATAACTTTTTCTACTGCTCCAGATTGTACTGCAGCAGCTCCTGCCCCACTAATTGCAGATGCAGCACCTAGAATAGGGGAAGCTGGTGTAGGAACCATAGCAGCAATACCAGTAGCCCCAGATAGTGCTTGAAGACCACTACCAAATTGTTGCATTGGTGTCTGTTCTTCATTCATGTACCCTTGAACACCAGCTTGCACATCACCTACATCGAAGATAGACCCAACAACAGGTAATGCACCAAGTGCTGCGCCTAATCGAACACCACCACCACTAAATTTAAACTTTTGTCCAACAGCTTCAGCCATTTCACTTTGCTGAAGAGCTGCTCGAACATCACGAGTAGTTTTAGGTGCTTCTTGAGTAGCAATATCTTTAAGGATAATGTCAACTCGACGTTGATCTGTAGGTAATGGTAATTGATTAAAGTCAGCAAAAAGGGCACCTTGTTTAGTTAAAGGTACCCCTGCTTCTCTAGCTGCTGGTATAGATGCAAGATAGTCAGATTTAGCGAGGTTTTCCTCACTACCCATCATTACAATGTTACGATAATGCTCTACTCCTCCACGCATAGGAGAACGTGTAGGAAGCAAATGCTCATAATGCTGAGTAGCGCTTTTTTGACCTTTTAGTTCTTTAAGACGTGCTTCGTTTTCTTCAAATAGTTGATTAGCTTGTTCGATTGGGTAGCCATTTCGTTTAGCATAATCAACATAATCGTTACGTGTTAAGGTCTGTTCATTTGTAGCAGCACGTCTTGCTTCAGAACCACGAGTTTCCTTTCTAACACGAACATTCTTTTTTCTAAGAATACCATTTTGAAAGTTAAAACCCCATTCGTCAGGATCTAAATCAGATGGAAAACCCCAATCTCTGATCATTTCTTTGACGCTATATTTATTTTTAATGTACTCAGCTTCAGCTTTTTGCTTCCACTTCTCCCAAGGTAAACGTTTACGAGGAGCCATTACTGTATATGTTGTAAAATAAGACGTTCCCTATGGGTAATCCCAAAGGTTTCCCTCATCCATGACAACCAATTTCTACTTCCTTTGGCCTGATTACATTTCCAACAACTGGGAACAAGGTTTGATGTAAGGTCTTCCCCACCAAAACAGCGAGGACGAACGTGATCCAATGTAAGTTCATGTAGTTCATAGTGATTTCCACAGTAGACACACTGACAATTAAAATGTTCCTTAATGGCGCGTCTCCAAAGACGCTTAGCTTCGGGACTTGTCATCGTTATTAAGTTGTGGAGGTAGTGATCAGGGGACGGAAGTAGCGGTGTCATTTCCGAGATCTGTTTCTAGCTCGATTCTTTGAGGCTTTTTCAAGGAATGTTGAACCATCTTTTTTGTGTGATACATCCATGCCATCTCCGTTACCGTAGGTGCCACGTTTTCTGTTCTCACGATTAAGTTCAACACGTTTTTGAATTTGTAGGGATTGACGGTTATAGCGTGCTTGTTGCTTAAGACGCTTTTTGTTAGCCTCTGGATTCTCTTTATAGTATTTAGAGGTACGACTTGCCATAAAGCCTCTTTTGTACGAGTTCAGGGTCTACCTTAGGTAGTACATTAGCAAGTTTATCAAGGGGATTACCATCGTAAGCAACCCCACTGATATCATTTTTAGCAAGCCAATCGCAGGCAGCTTTAAGTTCTTGAGCAGAAGCTTCTCCACTCTTGATTCGCTTGAGGAATTCAGTAGTAACGAGGTTGTGTAACTCGTTAAACATGTCCTCAGTTGCCTTTTTGTTAGCCATTTCTAAGGACAATTTGATCTAGTTTGTTTTCAATACGGATCATGTGATCCTCCATTTTTTGTAAGGCAGCTGCTAGTTCTTGTCGTGGTACATACTTTTCAGCAAGACGGAGTTCAATGTCATCAATACGCTTGTCAATACTGTTCATACGACTAGATGCTCTACCGCTGACACTAATAACTCCTCCTCCAACACCAAGAACAAGGCTAATAGCTCCCGTAATAGCTGCTTCAATCATTTTCAGACATTAATCGAATTAGTTTCTCGGGATAAGTAGGGTCAGTTGCATAGCCTTCCTTTTGAAGAAGACGTGCACATTCATCACGAGAGGTGGCTCGATTGACGCCCTTATAGGTTTTGTAGTCTCGATACCAACGATCTACAAGATATGAGATGCAGGTTTGAAGATCAGGGAAGTCAATAAATCCGGCATTAATGGTGACCCATTTACCGTTGATAAATTCTTTGGTTTCACGCTCAGAACCTTCACCCTTTAGTCCGAATGCGTTCCAAGTACCAGAGAAATGCTTACCATATCCAGATTCTAAAGCCCATTGAGCAGCAACTACTTCTGGAAACTTAGCTCCAGCAAGTTTAGCGGCTACTACAACGCCATCCCATGTATTAATAGCGATAGCTTTAGGAGGTGTTTGTTGTATAGGTCTAAAGGTCATGTACCAACCAGTACCTTTACCTTCAACTTCCCAACGCTTTAACCAGTTTGTCCAGGAGTACTTAACTTCCTTACCACCGGAGCCAACTTTGACGTAACCACCATTGACGTTATCCATCTCACCGTATGGATCGTGGAAGATACCGTGTTCTCCGTCATCACCAATCAGAAGCATCCAGTGGCCACCACCAACGGGATTGGAGACGTGACCTTTGTGAAGGATGCCAACAGCAACTGGATAGCCAGCCTTTAGTTCATTGAGTAGTGACTGTCTTGTTCCTTTTTGGTAAAAAGAAGCGAAGACACCGTACTGCTGACAGGCTTTGATTTGACTGGTGGAGGAAGTAGTATCACCATATTTGAGAACAGTTCTCAGGTAATCATCATCTGCATTACTACCCTTCAGAGCGTCAGGACGGAGATACTTGATGGCCATCGCACACGTCGATGAGAAACACATCCGATCTCCGTGACCTGTTGCACTGTCCGTTTGGGGGTAGTACTGCTTAACTTGCAGCAGTACCATTATTATTTCCCTCTAAAGGTACGACGAATACGACGAACAGTATCATCCTCAGTACGAGTCTTGCTGAAGTAAGCAGCCGCCATAGAGATAGCTTGAGTAACACTATTAGCTTTGCGCTTTTTAGTTACACCAAGGTACTCAGAAGCAATAAAAAGGATGAAGAAAGCAAGTGTCTCATACGACACTTTAATACCAAGAATAGTGATCATGGTTAGTTAAGAATAAGGGTGTCGTTACCTTCAGTAGCGCCGTCAATCGAAGCACCACTTTCCCAGTTATTGAATGCAGCACTCGTCACATACTCAGCAAGCTGCTCAGTGGTCTCTGTAAGGCTCAGGAAGGCTTCTTTATCGTTGCTCATGGCACGTATCAAGGAACGCCTTTCAAGCACGCTCTGAGGGGCTTGTAGGCCTGTTTCAGAAGCACGGGTGATATACCAATCCGTCTGGGAAAGTAGGGAGCCAGCGGTAGCTTTGACTTGGGCAGTCCACGTCTTTACAAGCTCAGTGTGGTCTTTTGGGTTATTTGGACCCCAGTAGAACCGTTGGTCGTACCAAGGCTCGTCTTCGGTCTCGGTAATACCAAGTGCTGCCCGCTCCTCAGGACTGGATAATCTCAGCCAGTTTGCTGGGTACTGAGTTCCATCTTCAGTTGTAAAACCCCTATCCAACGACAGGGGCTGATTGTTAAGGATAAACATGATTAGTCTTGTTCACTACTGGGGCGGGGTTAGCGTGCGCGGGCGTATTGGAAGGGTGATTCAGCAAAGGCGGCGTAAATTATCGTGTTACTCGATCCGTTTTGCCCTATCCACGTCGCTCGAATTTTGAATCCATTAGAAAGGATGTCAAAGTTTCCGTTTGTGTAATCCACTCCTTCCGCTGCCGACGTGTTTGGGGTTAGGTAATCATTTACAACGTTATACGAACTCCTCGCGGCATCGTATACGGCCCAATCACTTGCTTGACTTGAGTTCTTATACAGTATCCACCTCGGCCTAAACCCGGTATAAACAAACGGCCCATCCGCGCTGCCGTTGCC